ACCAATACATCCAAAGATGATCTCCATTATGCTCTGGTTTCTTTAGCTTACCTTTTGATACAGTAAAGGCATACAAGCCATTAGAAAATGGTGTGGTATCCTTTATGCTCTTAGTCATATAGGTATCGTTGGCAAATCCTTTTGGGTTTAAGTCTGGGTCTTGCCATATAACATTAATCTTCCATTGGCTACCCATATCCTCGCAGGATTTAATTTCTCCCTGTGTTATAAATGTTTCTTTTTGTTGTGTCATTCTTTTCTCCAATAATTATTACTTTCGTTTTCTAAATATCTTTTATTTTTCTTGGTAATCTTCTCCTCATCTCTGACAAATCTTATTGCTCGATCAATACTGTTAGGTTTCATTGCTGACTTCCACCACTTAATAAACTGTGGTAACTTATCTTCTAGTACACTAGCTAGTTGTTGATTCTCTAGCCAATACTCCAGCATGATATCGTCATTAGACTTATCAAAGATTCTAGGATTCTTTTTATAAAGTTTCTTTAGTTCCTCCTTTACATTCTTGTTAGTAAACTTATCATTCACATAGTCTGGCATCATACTCTGTTGCATCATTCCTTTCCTTCTAAAATTTTACTTATACGATCAGCATCATTGTAATCATTAACGAAAATTATATCTTGTTCATTCTCGTCATAATAAATACTGTCCATGTAATCTCGGTATTTTTTATATATAGCTTTTTTATCTTTAAATTTGTCATCGTATTCTTCTTTTACAAACTCTTCATAGCTATCATATTCCCATGCTCCATAACTAGCCTCAATTCCTACAAGACTATTATCATAGTCATCATCATCTAACACAGGATGATTTTTTATTGACTCGTGCATTAGTTTTAATATTGATTCTGCCTCTAGATATAATGGTTGATTAACATGAATCCAATATGTCCAATTAGAAACTATTTTTATTAAATCCTCTATATGTAGTTCACTTTCATTAATCCAAATGGTTACACTTGATCCATTTTGATCTTCTAATATATTTGGATTGTTTACATCCCATGAAGTGTATATTTTATAACCTTTCTTTTTAATAACTTCCTGTACTTCCTCAAAGATTTTATATAATGAATCTTTGTCATCATTTTCTTTTCTTTCAAAAATAAAAATTTTAGTTTTGTATTCTTTCATTTACTTCTCCTTAATTTGTAATGTTGTTTTGTTTATAACTTTTGATGATTCTATTAATGATTTAATTGCTCCTCCTCTTTTACTAAATGGCTTTAGTTTAGTCATGTTAAACTTAGCTGGAATAATTTTAGTAGACTCTGGAACATATGCTCCACTACTCTCTAACTCTTCCATTGGTACAAGTTCTAGTATAGGTATCAGCTTACCTTGATCGTAAGTTAATGTATCTTTTCTAGTAACTGTATGAGTATCGTTGGCTATTTGTTCAGCTTTAATTTCTTTCATGTCCTGTAAGATTTGCATTTCTATTCTTTCTTTTACTTCTATTGCTTTGCTTACATCTTCCTTTGCTTTAACTAGCAACTGTACTAAGTCTATGTCATTCATTATTTATTCTCCTTTGTTTTTAATTCCTTTGTACAATCTTCGCAGTATCTATCTCCTCTGGGATTCTGTCCATGATAAATGAATCCGTGTTCACGATTGTATTCAAACTTCTCATAGCACATACTGCAATAAGCTATAGACAAGTATGCATCCTCAACTGTTGTTGCGTTGTGCATCTTAGCTATCTTATTAAAATGCTTTTCTATGTATGACTTTCTAAACTTATACCTATACCCTTTGCCTTCCTGTTCAGCAGCTATCTTGCCCTGCATTACCAGCTTAGATATGTAAGCTCTACTAACTCCGAGCATCTCGCATAATTCTTTTGTACTCCAATGCTTTTCATGCTGCGTCTTTTTCTTTGTTTGTTTCATCAACTGATCTATTTTATTTACTACCATTAATCCTCCAAGTAGGAATATTTATTTATAATTTTTTGTATGTCTGATTCTTTTTCTTTAATCTTATATGGTATGCCATACCTACCCTCTGCCTTCCAGCTCTCACACTCGGAGCATTGGTAATCTCTGTGACAATATTGACATCTGTTTTCGCACACTTCACATACCATTAATTCATCTCCTCTTCTATTAATCTATTTGCACATTCATTACATAAATAATATGGTTCTATAGTAGTTATTGATTCAAATGGATTATCAAAAGCAGAATTAGGGTCAACCTTAGTATATTCATCAGATAATATTTCATAACACTTGTTACACTTCATTTATTCATCTCCCTATCTTAAGTCTTTCTCTCGTTCTAAACTCCCACTCAACAAATTCTTCGTCATATCCTTTTGGATTTAATTCTGTCAATAATTCAACATCTTCAAATGTTTCGTTTAAATGAAACTCAAGATATAAAGTATCAACTAAATTGTTACCTATACTGCTTGTTGCTTTTCTTACTATATTAAGTATCTTTATCCACTCTTCAATGTGTCTTTTAAATTCTTTATCCATTCATTTATCTCCCTTAATTATAATTTTATTTCGTCTGGGTCTGCGTGTGTGTAGTAACCCATATCTCTAGGAGGAATTAAAGCCTTGCTAGAATATTTTTTACATAAGTATTCTTGACAAGATACTTTTATATTTGATCCTTCAAATCCTGTTATTAATAACAAGTGACCAGAATGATAATGTGGATGTTTATAACATTGTTTAAATGTTAAGTAGTCACTATCATAAACTTTGCAGTTATGCTGTATCTCTTTAATCCTTGTTATGTAGTCATTGATAGTTATAGTTATACTCATAATGTTTGCTCCTTTTGATTTATTGATGTTACCATTATAACATACAAAAATATATTTGTCAACTCTTCTCTTAAATTTCTCCTCACTTATTATTCTTTTTGTTTTTAATTTGTAAACTCTTTGCCTTTTGTTTTGATATCAATGCCATCCGTGCAATGATACATAAGTTAAAGTTATCGCTGGCTCGGCTGTTAAAATATATACTAGGTTTATCTGATAGGGTAGTGATATAATTTTTTAAAGCCTTGATACTCCATCCGTTTATATAATCATTCATATTAATAACTCACAGTCTTGCGTTGTTCTATAAATTCATCTAGATCTTTTCTATTAAACCTCCAGAGTCTGCCTAACTGATATGATGGTATTGTTTTAGCTTTGCACATATCATATAATTTCCTCTCACTTATGCGCAGCAGCTTGGCTACCTCTGGAGGTGTCATGATATCTGATAGGTTGTCTTGTATATCTTTACTCATTGTATACCTCCTTCCAATAATATTTTTCTGCATCTCTTTTTCTTTTAAACCAATGAGCTGAATGAGGGTATACAATTCCATTAGTAAATAGATTTTTACATAAAACATATCCATAATTTCTGTCGTTACCTTTTGGTGTCCTAAACAACATCGGTATTTGATTTGGGTAAAACTTTTTTACTCTCTGATTATATTCTTTTGATGATAATATATTGTACTGATCTTTATTCATTGCTTACCTCCTTGCCTCAGTAATCATATCGTTTAATTGCCTAGTATATATTTTATTTTGATTATCTATAGAAGAAAAAATATCTTCTTGTCTTTCATTAATTCTTTTTAATTTATTATTGATTGTTTCTACATAATCAAATAACAAATCTACTATTCTGTTGCTATGATTAGCTTTGTATATATAATTTCTGGCATCCTGTTTTGTTCTAAATCCAAAACGATTAGTGTCTAACTCTCTCAAATAACTACATTGATCAAAAGATATAAAAGTAAAATATCTTGTGTAAGATTTAATATCTTTAGAGAGTATAAATAAAGTAATTGATCGTCTGTATTTTTTTTCTATTACTATTGAATCTCCATCTATTATTTCTGCAATAGAAAAATTAAAGTCTTTGGCAAATTCGTTTATTAATTGCATCTCTTTATTCATTGGTTGCCTCCTTTTCTTTTATCACTTGCTGCCATTGATCCTTCAGATTTTCATGTGCTGCTCCTGCTGTTAATATATTTATTTGTTCATCCATCCAATACCAGAAAGCTCCTGTTAATTCATTCTTATTAATTGGGATGTTTCCGTAAACTGAGCAGCAATATATTTTATTATTTCTTTTTATATAATGATCTCTGTGAATCATATTTTTAATAAACAGATCATAATATTTTTCTTTTAATAGTGCTGCTGTGTGTATGTCTTGATGCTGTATAGTCATAATGTTTTTTCTCCTTAATGATTTAATGTTTTAATGTTTTAAATGCTGCTTAGTCACTAGAAAACTAAGCAATGTTTAATCCTTTATGAATGATTTATAATATCATATCTAGTATTGATTTTAAAAGTTATTAATTATTTAATAACTGTTGCCTTTTATATTACCTCCTTTGTTTTTTAAATGTCAATAAGTTTGTAACCTATTTTTTAATTAATTAATCTAAGTTTATATTTTTAGTTAGTCTTTCAGTTTTGATAATGTCTATTTGTTTTCTTACTCTTTCGTTCCATTCTTTATCTGTTAATTTAAACTCCTTCTTATGAGCCTTAACAAGTAGATAAGTTTCAAGTCTTGTTATCCAATCAAACATATATATATATACCTCCTTTAATTTGTTTAATGTTTTATATAAGTAATTGATTTAATTGATTTATCCCAGCACATCCTGCAATCATTGCATTGACCATTAGAATTCGGCTTAGTAGCTGGACAAATTTTGGTGTCACTTGGTACTGTGTTCAGCTTATCCTCATCGTATACATATGATTCCGTTATATTATTCATTGGCTGCATCTTGTATGCGTTGATTAATGGATGTGATTTTCTTACATTTAAATTGCTTGGAATTTGATTAGCATATATTTTAACTAGTTTAAATTCTTTAGTTGGTAGCCAAAATTTAATTGACGGATTTAAGTTAGCAAGTTTTATAATGTCTTGAAACATTTCTGCTCCTTGTATATCTCCACTATCAAACCATCTAAAGTATTTGGTATCTTGTATTTCTTTTTTATTCTTTAATAAATAATCCATTGATAATAACCAAAGTTTTCTATTTGTTCTCCATAGCTCCAGCCTTCTAGCGTATGCGTTCTGTTGCGTTGGTAATGCTTGCATACCCTTGAGCGCATAGCATCCGTCACAAACTGTTGCTTGGTTGGACTCTCTCAACTTCGTGCCTGTTGCGCAGTCTAAAGCTGATATACTCCAAGATAAAGAAGGCATTTTAGATACTTTGCTTAAGCCTCCTACATTTTTGGTTGCTTCTTTAATTGTCATTGTCATAATGTTTGTTTCTCCTTTAGCTGCTGCAGCTTTTGGATTCTGCAGCAGCAATTTAATTTATTTATTTATTATAAGCAGCCTTTGAACTGTTTGTCAATAGGTTTGTTAACTATCTTAATTTCATTTGGTTGAAATATATACCTTTCTGCTTGGTCTGCTAGCTTCGCAGCTATTAATAATCTTTCAACCTTTTCTTTTTTAGTTTTAAACATACTTAGCCAGCCTTTAATATATAACCCTGCGTTGTTGTATATTTTATCTTTATCGATTGCGTTATCGTCAAACCTTTTAAGGCTGTACAGCATACCAATTTCTGCTACGCATTCTTCTAAGCTCCTTCCGTGAGTTTCGTTATATATAACTTTGTTTCTTCTATTGGTTCTGGTCTGGTGGTTGGTTGAATGTATTAACTCATGTATTACAGTTTCTAAAAAGTTTTCATCACTTAACATATCTGAAGATCTTCTTACATTTACTGTATCTGTTGATGGTCTATAATACGCTGTCATTTCTCTATGAAATTTTATATTTGGTTTACTTTCCATATTAACAATCATAGAATTAATAAAATCTAAATCTTTTAATTCTGTGCTGTTCTCTTCTTGTTCTTGTATCAACTGCCATTGTTCAGCCGTGATATTTTTATTTTTCTTTAATAACTTTTCGTTCTCCGTGCCTAATAAGTTTTCAAAACTCTCAACATTGGCAACATAGGACAGCTTCGAAAATCTATAAATCATTTTTTCTCCTGCTGCTTTTAGCTGCTCATTAATTTTTTCTTTAACTTCTTTTGATACTTGCGAAGGATAGGAGCTTCTTTTATATCCATATTTTACAAGTAAATCCTTAGCTGCTTTAGTAAAGACAATGGAATTAAACCAGATAGGACACAATTTTGTCCCTTTAATTAATTTTATTCTATGCTCCTTATATAGTTTGTTAAATGATGACTGAGATATAAAGCCTTTATGTTCAAAGCCGAAGTGTTGATTATATAGTTTCGTTGTAACTCTGTTTTGTTGGTTGAATGTATAGCCGTGTAAAGCGTTGAATGTATCATCAATATTGATTAGCGCTTTGCCTCCGTTCTCCCAATCTCCGAGCGCTTTCTCCATCATTGGATAAATAAAATCTATAACTGATTCTTTTATATCAATTGTAGGTTCTTTGGTTAATTTGTTTATTTGCAATGTTGTCATAATGTTTTCTCCTTTAGCTGCTGGAGCTTTTGGATTCTCCAGCAGCAATTTAGTTTATATTGATTTAATTTATTCTTCTCCTTCAGATACTCCATATCCGTTGATGTGAGTATCTGTTAATTTAAACCCTTGATGATCTGTTACGCTGCCGTTTAGGACTGCAAAAACATTTCCAAAATGTAATGTCCAATCAATAACACTTAATCTTTTGTAGGTGTTTATATCTCTAGGTGTTGCGTTTTCTTTTTTGAAGTCTTTCTTTGCTACATCCAGCATATATTCCAATGCATCAGAAAGTATTGACACCAAGAAATCTTCGTCTAATGCTGCTTGAAACATTCTTTGCAGTTTATAAGGAGCAGCAGCCAATATATTAAGAATCTCCTGCTTTTGATTAGATGATCCATAATGGTTGCTGAAAGCTGCGTATAATGCATCAATCTGAGCATCAGAAACACCAGATAAGCCAAGATAAAAGGATCTATATGGGTTCCTAATATTTGGAAGTTTAATTGATTGAAAATATTCTTTGCCGTATTTATAAACTTTTTGACTTGTAAAATTGGTTGGTAATGTATTCATTTTTTAATCTCCTTTGAAGATTTATTTAATTAATTAATAAAAAATATATATGTTTGTCAATACCTTTGTATACCTATAAAAAGTAGTAAATATCATTAAAAAGCGCTATTTTTAAGAAAAACATACAAAAAGTATGATTTTTTATTTATTTATACATCCATTTTTACGAAAAAAAACAAACATTTATAAATTTTATAAATTTGTAAATACTTAAAATAATGGTTGACAAACTTATAAATATATGTATATGTTTTTCTTTATATATTGTTATATAATTCACGAGTATACATAGTTATATTATTCACAATGTTTCAAGCGTAAAAGGTTGTAATATATTTCACAATATATACCAGATAGGAATATAGTTATTTATTTCACAATTTATATGGTATGGGTTTTATACTTGTTTAATATTTGTATTAACATATTTTGTTTATATTTGTTTTGTACTTGTTTAATACTTGTTTAATTTTTGCAGGGGTTGGGTGGTGGTAGTTAGCAAGAGCAAGTAGTTACAAGGGGTAGTCCTTAGAGTTAGTGGTGGAAGTAGGTGGATACCTCTGACAATTTAATTTTTACAAAATAAACGCTGGTATGTATTTGTAATACACTACTGTATAAAGGGAAAATTGATTTTAATGTACACTTAATGTACAGTTCTGATACACTTTATGTACACCAAATATAGGAAAAATTAACACCCCTGTTAAGGATTAGGTGTTGATTTTCTCCGTAGTAATAGAACCAAGTAGATATCCTAATCGTAATTTATGAAGGAAAAATGTACAGTTTATGTACAGTTTATGTACACTTTTTCCTAGTATATAAAATAAAAAACCTTTTTATAGGTTTTTTATATACATATTTATATATATATATATATATCTTATATAGGCGTGCGTGCGTAAGGGAGTTATGAAGGGAAGGTTATCTGGTATGTCGTGCTGTTTGGAAAGCTGCTTGTTTATGGTAGGTGGCAGGGAGAAACATTACAAACCCCCTGCTATTCAGTTGACTCTATATGAAAATAGATGAATCAAGCGAGTAGCCAACTTAACCTACCTGTAGGGTAATCACTCCCTACAATCATAAAGGAGATTCAATGATGAATAACATTGAAACTAATTAAGTTTTATCATATATAACTTGCCAACACAATAGAATTACTGTATATTTTACCCTATGCCTAGAGGAAAACCTGCAAAAGGGTACAGTCAGAATAAATTTACTAACCAAAATAAGTTTTTGGCAGCCTATACTCTGTGGGGAACTGATGCTAAAGCACGAGAAGCAGCTAATATAGGGAAAGATGCTCTGTATAAATGGAAACAAGACCCAGACTTTCTGCAAAAATACTCACAGGCTAAGAAAGATTTCGGAGAAACTATAGAACATAAGGCTTACCAGCTAGTTTTACATATGCTTACTCCAGAAGAAAACGATGAAGGAAAGTTAGAATACCACGCACAGGCAAGATTCTACCAAACTCTCACTATGTTCGTACTAAATGGTATGTTCCCAGAGAAATATAAAGACCACAAAGGCGCAGAACAAGAGGCAGGCGATATTATGAAGTCCTTTAAAGATGCCATTAAAACTGCTGCCAAAGAAGAAAAGAAAGAATCTGACACCCCTAAACTAGAAATGGATTTAAACAATATAATGGGGAAAGGTAATAAAGAATGACTACTCAAAAAAATGATGTAGTAAACGCACTATTCAGTATGGTAGATTTTAAACCTACCCAAGCACAAACCCCTATAATAAACTCAGATAAACGATATATCCTTGTAGCTGGTGGAGAACAGGCAGGTAAAAGCATGATCGCTAGTAAATATTTACTATCAAGAGTGTTTGAAACAGAAGGGAAAGGTCTTTATTGGCTTGTCGCTGCTGACTATGAAAGAACAAGAGCTGAATACGAATACCTTGTAGATGATTTTTCTAAACTCGGTGTGCTAAAAAAAGCATCTAAACGAGTTGACCCTGCCACAATAGAACTTGTAGACGGAACACTTATACAAACTAAATCAGCTAAAGACCCTCGTACCCTAGCTATGAGAGCGCCTAACGGCATCATAGGGTGTGAAGCATCACAGCTAGATTTAGAAACCTTCCACAGACTACGAGGAAGATGCGCTCCTAAAAGAGCTTGGATGTTCCTAGCTGGTACTTTTGAAGGATCACTAGGGTGGTATCCACAAATGTTTCAGACTTGGCAGTACGGAGAAGATGACTCACAGTCCTATTCCCTACCCTCTTACACTAATAAACACTTATACCCAGAAGGAGAAACAGACCCAGAAATAATTAAACTACAACGAATGACCTCAGATGATTTCTTTAAAGAAAGAATTATGGGGATACCTTCCCCACCACAAGGATTGGTATTCAATGAGTTCAGACCAGATACTCATGTACAAGATGTCGAGTATATACCAGACGAACCTGTACATATATGGATAGATCATGGTTACGCTTCTGCTTACGCTGTATGCGCTGTTCAAATTATTAATGATCAAGTCAGAGTATTCGATGAGATATATGAACAGAATTTAATTACAGAAGAGATAATAGATATCGCTATGCAAAAAGATTGGTGGAAAGATGTACAGTTTGGTGTCACAGATATTGCAGGGTATCAACACCAAGCTATGTCAGCAGTAGCAGAAGTGTGGCTGGACAAAGCAGGATTGTACATGGATGCAGAAAAAATTAGAATTAATGACGGAACAGAAAGATTAAAGTCTATGCTTAAACTAGACCCCACTACACACGAACCTAAAATAATAGTTTCCCCTAATGCAAAAGGTCTGTTATCTGAACTTGGCTTTGCTCCAAATCCTTTCAACGGACAAACACAAGTTTATAAATGGAAAACAGATCGTGACGGAAATGTGGTTGGCAATCAGCCAGAAGATAAGTATAATCATAGTGTTAAGGCACTTATATATGGTCTTGTCAATAGATTTGGCTATAGTTATTTGGCTAAACGCAACAGTATTCCTGTAAGAAGGTGGAGATAATATGGCTAAAAAACCTAAGGCTGAAGAAATAATAAATAAAGTTGAAGCTCATTACGACTCAACTGAACCTTTACGATCAAGAATGGACAGAGATTATTCTATTTATCGACTTGATCCATACGATGCAGGCGAAGATTTCCACAACTACACATCTAACGAACCAGCAACATTTGCAGATAAAATAATATCTTTCCTAAACGCATCAGAACTAACTGCTCGTATCCCTGTCAATTCACAGGAAAGAGAACAAAGAGAAGCTAATGACAAAAAAGAAAGATTCTTTATTGGCACACTAAGAAGCGCTGACGAAAGATTAAAGATGGCTATACAACCAGATGTTAAATCACAACTTGCTTTTTATATTACCCTTCGTGGATGGTACGCAGGAAGAGCCTTGCTAACTAAAAACAAAGAAGGGAAAACATTTGTAGATGTAACACCATTTGACCCCATGCACACATATTGGTCATCTGGTTATGACGGATTAATATGGGCGTGTTATAAAACTAAACGATCTAAAGAAATGATTGAATCACAATACAATGTCAGATTAAATTTGTCTGACGACCATGACGATTGGATAGATGTCTACGATTACTACGACAGAGAATATAACATGGTTGTACTCTCTAGTGGTAAAGTGGTTAAGAAAGCTACACCACACGGCTCTACTAGTGTCCCTGTATTCTTGGGAGCAGTAGGAGCAAACCCAGAAATACAAGCACTCAATCAAGCAGTAGCGATTGATGATACCATAAAAGATTATGGAGAATCTGTATTCAGACACAACAGAGATATATACGATAAAAATAATCTCATGATGTCTATAATGCTCGAACTTACAGCTCGTGCAAGACGACAGGGATTAAAGATTAAATCAAGAGATGGTACTAAAACCTTAGACGAAGATCCCTACAAAGAAGGTACTGAGATATCTTTAGGACAAGGAGAAGATGTAGAACCATTAGGACTAATGGAAATGTCTAGGGAAACAGGAGCTTTCTTAGGATTGCTATCTGGAGAACTACAAAGAGGAGCATTGCCACACAGCATATACGGAGAATTACAATTCCAACTATCTGGCTTTGCTATCAATACCTTACGACAAGGTATTAACTCTATACTAGAACCAAGAATAAAAGCACTTGAAGCTGCATACACAAGAATATGTATGCTACTTAACGATCAATACTTAACAGATGCTTTTGATGCTATGGAATTATCTGGAGAAGATATGAACAGAAATTACTTCTCAGAAGAAATAACTCCAGATGCTATACGAAATGCAGGAGATATTGTTATTAAGTTTGTAGGTCAACTACCAGAAGATGATATGTCTAAGATGAGCATGGCACAAATGGCTAGAGAAGGTCAGAGTCCATTGCTACCAGACTTGTTTATCAGAGATAAAATACTTGGATTACAAGATGGAGATTTAGTTGACGATGCTATAAAAGAACAACAGGCAGAAAGAGTATTGCCAGAAGCAACTCTATATACTTTACTTTCTGCTACAGAGAACAGAGGAAGAGATGATCTTGCTCAGTTCTACTATGGAGAATTATTACATATATTAAGACAGAAGGAAATGGAAAGGCAACAGGCACAACAGGCTATGCAACAACCTCAAACTCCAGAAGGAGCAACACCACCTACAGCAGACCCAAGAGTTATGCCTAATGCTATGATGGGAGTACCACCTCCCACACCAACACCACCACAGGGAACAGTAGCGCCAGAAACTCCAAGACCTAATGCACAAGAGGGAGAGATATAAAATGACACCTGTAGAAATAAGAGATGCGCTAGCTAGAGGAATGAACTTTGACGCTGTAATGGCAAGGCACGCAGCAGATATACAAAGAGAACAAGGAATAGACATGGGTCTTTCTATGTCACGAGCAAGAACTGATGTACAAAATATACAAAACGCAAGAGATGAAGGAATAGACCCTCCACAAATTGCATCTCCTGCAGCTCCAACAATCGGAGCGCAAGATATAGCATTAAAGCCTTTGGAAAAAGCCTTAACATTCACTCCACCAACAGCAGCAGTTGCGCCAATAAGAACAGGAACTCCTATAGGAAGTATGGGATTACAAGGTAATTTACCACCTGTAGATTTGCAACAACAAGCTCTGATGGATATGCCAACAGGCAATGTGCCTTTAACATCTTTGCAAAAACTAAGACAAGATCTGTTAATGGCACAGTTACGACAAGAACCAAGTATTCAAGCTGCATTTCAAACACAAGCAGATATGCCAAGTGAAATCGCAAGATTTGCTAGAGCAGTAAAACCATCTGTTCCTGTAGATCAAGTAGCAAAACTACAAGGAATGCGACCTTCTGCTCTAAGGGATATAAATTTAGAAGCAGTAAGAAATTTACCTAACTTGTCTTTGTTCGCTACTGACCCTAACGAAGCTGCAAGGTTTGCAAGAATAGCAGGAGGAGAAGCTCCGTTAGATGCTAATGAAGAGGCAAGGTTTGTAAGAGCAGCACAATCAGCAGCACAAACAACAGGACAATCTATTGCAAATGTTACACAACCTGTATCAGATTTTTCAGACTTTGAAGGTATAGCAACACCATCGTTTGCCGAGCAGGCAGCGCAACCAACAGCAGGAATTGATCCTAACGAATTAGCTAGATTTGCCAGAGCAGGACAACCAATGGATACAGGATTGTCAGCAGATCAAGCAGCAAACTTAGCAGCAAATGAAGCAAGTTTGCGACAAGCTACAAGATTAGCAGGACTTGATCCTAGTGAGGTAGGAAGATTTGCAAGAGCAGGTCAACCACCTTTATCTCAAGTACAAGATGAACTAGACAGATTTGAAAGAGAACGAGCAAGAGTAGAAAGAACAGCAGGGACTTCTTTTGACCCTGTAGAGTTATTCCCAGCAGGCGATCCATATGAAAATATATTTAGCAGAATAGGTGGAGGTCTTAGTAATTTTTACAATCAACTTAGAACAGGTGGAACAGATCAAAAAGAAAACGCAATTAACGAAGCAAGATCAAATTTTATAAATAACAACCAAGCGCTAGCAACATCTAACCCAGAAGAATTTGGAAAAAAATTAGCAGAATTTGAAAATGCTTTAAACGATTATAATACTCATAAAAGTAATATGTTTGAATTAGAAAGATTCAAAGTTAAAGCACAGCAAACTAATGCTGCAGCAGATATAGCTAAAGTAACAGAGAAAGAAAAAGAAGTAAAAGAAAGTAAAGCAAAAGCAGATGCTAATACAATTATTAGCGATGCAGGTGGAGTTGTAGACTTTTCTGAATTTGAAGGACTTGCTCAACCAAGAACAAGTACTTTTTATAAGCCAGAAAACGAAACGCAACTTAAAGCAGCAAAAGCTGCTGGCATAATTCCGAAGGATCAAACACTTAAACAAGCACAAGATAATGCTGATGCATTATTAAAATCTACTGTAGTCCCACAACCAACAATAACACCAACGCCACCTGTAGGAACACAGCCACCTGTAGGAACACAGCCACCTGTAGGAACACAGCCACCTGTAGGTACGCCACCAATGGGAACAAATGTTATAGGTGGAGGAGGATTTGCTCCAACTCCTGCAGCAACATTAGCAGGACTAGGAGAGTTAGGTGGAGTGTTAGGAGATAGAAGTCAGTATGTACAATCTATGTTAACTCCAGAACAACAGTTATCGAGGTATGCTTCGTTCTTACCAACAACTGCATTAACTCCAGATATGGAAGAATATATGACAGATATTGCGTTGCCTCAAATGGAAGCTGCGTTTTATGCGCAAGGTGGAGATTTACCAGATAGTCCGTATGCTCCAACAGCAGGAAGTCCTTACTCTGCATTTGAAAACTTTATGAGAACAGGTAGCAGATTAGACCCTGCAGCGTTTCAAGAATATTTAGGGGAAGTAAGTGGAGCTTTGCAAGCTAGCGATCCAACACAAAGACAACAATTTTTATCTAGTTTATATGCTAGTCCAGAAGAACAATTACAATTATTATATCAAGGAATGGGAGCAGGAACTAGTGCAGCAACACGAGGAGCATTAGGAAGAATGTTAGGCAGGCAATATAGACAACAGCAATTTGATGCGCCTGCGTCAGCCTTCTTACCTTCTGCATTAGCTAGAGGTGGAATAGGTGGAGCATTTTCACAATATGTAACTCCACAAGGAACAGTTGCAACAGCAGCACAGCCACCTGCAATGTCAACAATAATGGCAAATCAAGGAATAATACCTGCAACTTCTGGAGCAATAGATATGGATGCAGCTAATGCTGCAATGACTATGAATACAGGAGCTATGCCACCTGTACCTCCCACGCCACCTGTAGTACCTGCAGCAACGCCACCTGTAGTACCTGCAGCAACACCACCTGTAGTACCTATGGCAACAACACCAACAATAGCGCCAACACCTGTAGTGCCACTAAGTGTTCAGTCTACAATGCCAAAAGTTAACAGACCACAAGGAATGTCAGTAGCATTTGGTGGAGAGGGTGGAGGTTTTTATGATCCTACTACTTATTATATGACTGAAGAACAAAAAAAAGCATACGATGCTAAACAAAGAGAAGGGTTAACACCAAGATACGATATAACAGGCACAAATATTATTGGGTATGACGCACTTGGAAAAGGACAGGCAATAAGAACTTGGGTTGACGATGAAGGCAATCAACAAAACATGATAGTTAATGATCCTAATTTAAAAAGTGGAATGGATTATGATTTGCAAATGGAACAAAGAAAAAAGAAAAAGAAAAAGAAAAAGAAAGATGTCAAAACAACAGTAGCAATGCCTGCGTTGGTTTCGCAAGGCGAGTTATTAAATTAAGGGGTAAGTATGGCAAACGGACAAAACGCAAACGATTTTTTTAACAATCCATTTAATCAATACACAGGCGATATGCTTGAGTACAAACCAGAACTAGCTTACTTTAGTTCTCCAGCAGGTAAAACTTTTGCTAAAGCTCCTGCTCGTAGACAATTTTTTCAAAGATCATTTGGAGATATATACAATCAATACTTAGGAGAGTTAGGTAGTCAGATCAGAGGAGGAGGCGCTCCTACTATGAGGTTTGCAGACTTCTTGGAAAGCGATCCGTTTACTAAACGATACAGTAGCATGACTCCAGAAATGAGAGGGAGCTTTGGATCGCAAGGAACAAGAACATCAGCTCCGTCAACAAGATTCATATATTTTTAAGGTAGATAATGCCACATACACCTAATCATAAATATTACAATATAAGACCACAACCTACACAGAGCTTTGTGCCTACACCAAGAGCGCAAGTACAAATCCCTACTATGGGAATGTCAGCAGGGTTAAAGACCCCTATATTTGGTAGTCAAATTCCAACTATGATATCTCAAGGCAAACTGCCAGCTCCTAGCAAACCAACAACACCATCAAAAAACTTAGGGTTATCTTCTGATGTAGCAGAGTCTATAAAATATATAGCTCCTAAAATCGGACAGTTTGGAGCAGCTACAGCCAGAGCTATAGATCCAACAGGTGGAGCATTTAGAAACTTTTTGCGAGGCGAAAGAGGAATGGATGTGTTTGATCCACAATCATTAATTGGCGCAACTGCAAAAGCAATAGACCCAACTGCTGATATGGGTGGATGGCAAAGAGCTGGAACAGCGCTACAACCTGTTTTAAATGTGCTTGGTAAATTTACAGAAGCATGGGATCCGTTGTTAGCAACAGCAGCAGCTCCGTTAGCAGGATCGAAAAAAAGTTTTATGTTAGAAGGAGAACAGTCATTTAATCAGATACATAAAAAATACAGAGAACAAGGAGATAGCTGGTTAGAAGCATCCGACAAAGCATGGGATGAATTAGATTTGCATGAAGTGAATACTCCAACAGGATGGGTAGGTTCGTTACCTAAATGGGCAGAAACACCTGCTAACTTTTTAGTAAAAGATATAGCTCCAACTATTGGCTACAAAGGAGGAATAGAAATGATTGACCCATTTGTATTGCTACCTCTAGGAAAAGGCGCTACGGCAGCAGGAAGAAGAGCATTAGGCAAAAGTGCAAATGTTAAAAAACTTGCTGAAGATTCTATAGCACGACAAAAATATCAGCCTTTTAAACAAACTGTTGAAGAGCAAACTAAAGCATGGGATGAACTTGATGCAAAAATTATTTCAAGTAAAGACGGAAGATATATTATAGGTAGAGAAAAAGGCGCTCCACTTATTATTAATGCTACTGATATTCCACAACGAGGAACAGCAGAGTGGACAAATTGGCATATAAGAATAGACAATTTGTTAAACGAAAAGAATTTAACAGGATCGCAACATATCGACAGACAACTATCTATATTAGAAGATTTAAGAAAAACAACTCCAGAGTCACAGCTACCACCAAAACCTAGAGATGGGTTATTTGATGATGCAGTAGAAATAGGAGAAGAATTACCTAGCACAGTTACTCCTAACCCTTTAACTAGTACAGTAGGGGTAAAGAAAGGAGCAGCAGAACAAATAGTAGGAAGAAGTATTGACCCAACAAGACGACCAACAAATGGCAGAACTGTTGTTGGCGGATTAGGAAAAGGAGATAAGTTAAGAAATTGGGTAGGAGGAATGTTAGGAGATAACAAACTTCCTGTGATAGGCAGGTTAGGATTACCTACAGCTAGTGAAGCTAGGGTTGCACAATACACAAAACCTATAACAAGAAAGGCAGAAGAAATCTCAGACAACGGAGCAGATTATGCTAAAGTATTAAGAGATAGGTGGAATGATAAAGCAGACGGATTGTTTGGCGATGATTTAAGTAGAACAGAAGGGGTTGAAGTTATAACTAGTTTAATAGACAAAGGTGGTATGCCAACAGGAGTAGCTCCAACAATAGCTGATGTAGCAGCAAGACTTCCTTTATTTTGGGATGAGCTAGGAAAACTAGGAGTTAAAAATAACAAAGGAAATCAATATCAAAAATTCTTTACAGACCTAAGAGATGAGATTGGAGTTTACGACCAATATGTAAAAGAAAATAATTTAATATCTGCTTCAAGAGGCGACATAATAGAGCAGGGAAATTTAGCAGATAATATAGACAGAGGGTTTTATATACGAAGAGAAGGAGGCACACGAAAGCAAGGAGATTTTGATTTTGATGATGCAGTATTATACGACACTTCTGGTAACACAATAAACAGGTTTGATTTTGATGCAAAGTTTAGTAGCCAAGCAGAAGGAATAGGTTATGTAAATCCAGAAACAGGAGCAAGAGTAGAATACAAAGGATTTGCTGAAGGAATTAAAAGCCATGCGCAAGAAGTAACAAACCATATATCTTCTACATACAGAAAAGAAGCACTAGAAAATCTTAGACCAAATGCTCTTAAGCAAAACATGACATATAAACAATACTACGCAGACCAAGTAGAAAAAGGAGTGTTAAGCGCAGCATTGGCTAAACCTTTAATTGAATTAAAAAATGTTAGAAATTTGTTGAGAGATATAGACAGAGCATTAGGCGACCCTAACGGATTTAAGTTTCTTGGTATTGAAGAATCTAATGAAAAACTGTTAAGAAAATTAGACAATTTTTTAAACGATCCTATGGCTAATCCAAATGAGATCAGAGCAATACTAAAAGAAATTAGAGCTGATGTAAATAAAAGATTGCGTATCCCAATAAAAGACAGAGCTTTAGCTGACCAAAACACTTTAAGTAATTGGGATGCGTTAACAGAAACTATTAATACACAAAGAAGGCAAATCATGCAAAAAACTAACAAGTTAGATCAAGAATATTTATCTACCATGAAAAAAATAGAAGAACAATTTAGAAAAGAATTAGATAATTTGCCACAGTTAATAGAATATAACGGCATCCCTAAAGAAGGGTGGATAGACGATATGGGCAGAGAAATAGAAAAGATTATATTGAACGATCCTATTTTAATTCCTAAGAAAGAAAGGTTTGCGACAATCAAAGCTCTTAATGGCTTAACAAGAGGATTAGGGGCAACCTTAGACTTTTCAGCTAATGGAATTACATTGTTGTTTGGATGGGCAAGAAGTCCGTCAGCATGGGCAAGAGCGTTTAAAGCTAACTTGCAATCTTTAGTTGACCCAAAAGTATTAGGCAAGCATATGGAATCTTTTAATACAAGATTAAAAAAAGATACAGGATTAGATTTAGATACATTGGTTAAAAATGGATTGCACATATCTGGAGGAGAATTTGAATTTGCTATAGCACAACAAGGAAGAGGAAGAATAGTAGGTCTTTCTAAAAAATTAGAAAATGTGCGTGGAATAAGAAATGCTAACAGAGCCTTCTCAAATGCTGGAGATGTCATGCGAATGGAAATGACAAAGAAAGAAGTTGAAAGATTGTTAAGAGCTGGTGGAAATATACAAGACATAATAAACTCTGGGCAATTAAGAGAAATAACTAATGTTGTTAACAGAGTAACAGGGTATAGTAGGAAAACTTTTGGTGGAGATTATGGAGAGTTGTTATTGTTTGCTCCCAGATTTTTTCAAACAAGAATAGAAAATTTGTTTAATGGTATATACGGAACAGCAAAACGACCTTTTCAAACAATAGGTGTTAATGTAACTCTTGAAGAACGATTAGCATCACAAACGCTTATGAGCTTTATAGGATATGGAACAACATTAACCTTTGCTTTAAACTATGCGCTAGGGAATGAAACAGATTTGAATCCTTATAAGCAAATAACAACAAGTAAAAAAGTAGGAGATAAAACTGTATTTTCTAAAAAATGGATATTTAATCCTAACTTTATGACAATAAGATTCCAAGATAGAGATTGGAATTTGTTTGGTACACAGTTAGCAACAGTTAGATTGTTTGCAACTATAGGAAGCGAAGCATATCAGAAAGACCCAAAGGGAGTTATAAAAGCAGGAAGAGGATTATCTTCTCCAACTGTAGCAAGAGCATACGATGTAATATCTGGCACAACATTTATGGGTAAAGATGCAGACTTGTTAAATTTAAAAGGTGGGGAGTATGATCCCAAGACAGCTATGATAAATTTAACAGAACAGTTTTTTCCATTTGCTGTACAAGATATGAAATTAAATATACTAGAAGCAAAAGACAAAGTACAACGAGAAGGGTCAGCAGCAGGAATAGCAACAGGAGCTGTGTCAGTTTTTTCAGACCTAGCAGGAGCAGCGCAGACACCTATGTCATTAGGAGATTTGTTACAAGATGTATCTGTAGATACCTTTGGTAAAAATTATTACGACATAGAACCATACGAAAAAGCAATCATACAAGAGTTAATTAAAGATAAAGAAACTCCTTTCAACAAAGAAGCTAAAGAAAGAATAACAGATGCTGATCAATATTATTCTAGGCTAGACGAAATCAAAGAAAAAAGATGGAACAAGTTAGAAGAATTAGGAAGAGATGTTGCAATAGGCAAGTCATTTGTAGATAAGTATTATGACATAATAGAATCTTACGGAGATGAAAAAGGAGCATTAGAAGTAGAGTACAACTCTGATGACATCAATTCTCCTAACCCAGACAAAAAACTTATGGCAGAGTATTATGCCTTATTTGATATGGCTAAAACAAAAGCAGGTAACTTTGACCAAAACTTATATTCAATATTAAAAGAAAACTTTTTAAGAAAAGCTACAAAGGAACAACGAGATTATATAGAACGAAATAGCAACAAAAATCCTGTACCACCTTTAGTTGTAAACAAGCTAATGGCTTCTGGTAAAGGTGGAATGACTACTGCTCAAAAGCTATTAAGAGCGCAGGCACTAAGACAGATTGCTTTAAAGAACAAAGGATTAGAAAATTTAATTCCAATAGCAGATAAAAACTTTTACACATATGTTAAGAAGGAAATTAAAAGAGATTGATAATTGACAAATCATAAACAAAATAGGATACTTTACAATAGGAGGATTATATGGTAACCGAAAATAACGA